AATGGAAAGTATGGATTTTGCGGATCCTGAAGCAGGAGCAGCAATAGCAAAGGAACATGTAAGTGGGGTATTCGTATATTTGACACTTAAAACAAATAAAAATGATTTCCAATCATTCACAATGGAACGTTCGGAAGGAAATTAATAAAAGAATAATAGAATAACAAACATTAAATAATAGACATAAAGACTATAAAGGGGAGAATAACATAAAATAAATTCTCCCTTTTATAAAAGGAGTAGCAATGGAAAGTATGGATTTTGCGGATAAACAGTTAGCATTTTATGATTTTGAAGTATTTGAACAGGACTGGCTAGTGGTAATAACAACATCTGCAGGAGTTACATATAAGATACATAACAATATAGAGGAATTAAAGGAAGTAGCAAAAAATATATCATGCTGGGTAGGATTCAACAATTATTTTTATGATGATTATATTTTAGCTGCATTGCTCCTGAATACTAAGAATATAAAAGAAACATCTGACTATATAATCTATGGAGAAAAACTTAAAAAATTAAGAACGTTAGTAAATAAATTTCCAACACTTGACTGCATGCAGGAACTTAATCCTAACAACAGTGTATCATTAAAGGAAGTTGAAGCCAATCTTCTTGAAAATATCCATGAAACACCTATTGATTTTAAGATAAGAAGAAAATTAACCGAAGAGGAAGTAGAAGAAGTGTTCAAATATTGCGAAAATGACGTCATAGCGACGAGTAAATTATTTGAGATACGTAAAGATTACTTTGATTCTAAAATGGACATAGTAAGGCAATTTGGGCTTAATAAAGAAGATGTTAGACTGACAAGGGCTGCACTTGCAGCTAAAGTTTTAAGATGTCGGAAAAAACGGCTTCCTAATGATGAATATAATTTCAGATATGTTCCCGGACTGGATTTGAATAAAATCCCGCAGGAAATAGTAACATTTTATGAAAATATAAGAAATGATTTTTTAGATGGAGCAGATCCTGAAGAATTAAAAACAAGAGGACTGTCATTAAAAGTTGCAGGAGTAGATCATGATTATAAATTCGGGGGACTTCACGGAGTAATAAATAATTTACTTTATGAAGGGCCAATACTATGTGTAGATGTCGGCTCATATTACCCAAGTCTTATGATAAATTTTGACTTTATAAGCAGAGCTTCCGAAAGTCCTGAACTATATAAAAATTTATATACTAAAAGAATGGAATATAAGGCGAAAAAAGACCCAAAGCAACAGATATATAAAATACTTCTTAATGCTACATTCGGAGCAAGTAAATTTAAAGGAAACGATTTATATGATCCAGTACAAGTAAATAATATATGCATTAATGGTCAATTGCTTCTGACTGATTTAATAATGGACTTAAAGGATTTAACAGTAGTCATTCAGAGCAATACTGACGGAATATACTTTGCATATGATCCAAAAAATTTAAATGAAATTATTAGAATCTGTAAAGAATGGGAACAGAGATATAATCTTACTCTGGATTATAAATACGCAAACAAAATAATTCAGAGAGATGTCAATTCTTACGCTATCAGATTTGAAGATGGAAAAGTAAAAGCAAAAGGGAGATTTAAATACTTTAAGGGTGGAGAATTTGACAGGAATAATCTGGCAATAATAGACAAGGTAATGACAGACTACTATATCAATGACATCCCAATATCTGAAACTTTAATGAATGAATACAGGAACAATAACATGAGCCTGTTTCAACAGATAGCTAAAATGGGAAAAACCTATTCCCAGATTAAACATGTAGTAAACAATGAATATCAGGATGTACAGAAAATAAACAGGATATTTGCCACTCATGATAAAAAATATGGTGGAATATTTAAGATAAAAAAAGATGAAGAGACTGGAACTGAATCTTATCAGAAAATAGCTAATGCATCAGATAATGTAATAATTCATAACGAAGATCTTGTAACATTTGATAAAGGTAAACTGGATTTAAAATATTATAAAGCACTGATAGAAAAAAATATGTTTAAAGAAAGGAGGGCCTCAAATTGCATGGAACTGGAAACGATAAAGAAACAACCGATAATAACCGGAAAGGAACTGAACAAATTGACAGAGAAAATGAAGAAGGAAGAGAATCAAATGAAACTGTTTTAGAAGTAAATCTGGCAAAACTTCTGAAAACTAAATACATAGAGTTAAAAGATAAGAAACCCGCACATTCATTTGATGTATTTGTTGAAGATATATCCACTGTAAAAGATGCTGGAATTATTATACCAAAGGACATAGTTGTCGTGGATTTTGATTCAAATTACAGTATCGCTACGAAAATACTTAACAAATATCCTACACTGGCAATAAAAACAACAAGAGGTATGCATCTATATTATAAAGTTCCTGATTTTCTTACCAATAATACAAAGATAGTTACAGCAATCGGAGTAAAGGTAGACTATAAGACAGGTAACAACAATAAAAAGGCCCTTGCTGTAATTAAACAGAAAGGTGTATTAAGAAAAATTATAAATACAGTAAAGAACAGAAATGAAATCCCAGAACTCCCGTATGGATTATATCCGCTATTCCGAGAAAAGAATGAGCTTACAGGACTTACGGAAGGAGATGGAAGAAATAACTGTCTTTATAAACATATTTTAAATATCCTTGAATCAGTAATACAGGAACTTGACAATGTTGGCGAGATAGTGGAATTCATTAATAATAATGTATTTGAAGAACCTTTGCTGGAAAAAGAACTGGCTGCAATAATTAAATCCGCTTATGCTAAACATATGAATAATCAGAATACCGAAAATAAAAATGACTTCTGGAGTAATGGAAAAATAGATGTACATAAACTGGCAGAATATATTACTAAAATACTAGATGTAAAATTATATAATTCATTTCTGTATTATAAAAAAGGTGAAAAATACAAAATGAATGTAAATGATTCAATTTTCAGGGAAATATACAGAAATAAGGAAATAAGTCTAAAACTGAAAAAATCACAGGACAGTGAATTGAAACATCAATTAGCAAAAACAGCTGAAGAAATAGACGAAAACCAATATTTCCCAGTACAGTTCAGAAACGGATTTATTCTTGATGCAGGGGAAATAGTATCCATGAACGGAGTATTTACCCCCTTTAATCTGGAAGTGGACTATGTTCCGGATGCATATGATGAAAATGTGGATAAATTTATAGACTGGTTTGTAACGGATCATGACACAGGAAAATGCAGAAAAGATTTAAGAATGGTACTTGAAGAACTGTTAGGACATATTTTAATGACTTCAGCATTTCCGCATAAAGTATTTTTTCTTGTTGCCAATAGTGGAAGCAATGGTAAAAGTACATTTTTAACAATGCTTAGTAACTTTGTAGGGGAACTTGGAAGTGCACTGGCACTGGAAGAATTTAACAAGCCGGAAAATACTTATACTCTGCTTGGGAAAATTGCCAATCTTGGAGATGATATTGATGCAAATCATATAAAATCTTCCCGGACATTTAAAACTCTTGCTGCAGGAAATAAAATAATGGTAAAGAAACTGTATGAAATGCCGATTGCCATGAATAATACTGCCACACTGATATTTTCATGCAATGAAGTACCAAATTTTAAAGATAAATCAGGAGGAATTAACAGAAGACTGGCAATAATACCATGTGATAATGTGGTTACTGAAATAGATTTAAAAATAGACCAGAAATTGAGTACTGACAATGCTAAATCATATCTTTTAAATCTAGCAATCAAAGGAATGAAAAGAATAGTTGCTAATGGCGGAAAACTTACGGAATCTGAAACTGTAAACAATGTAGTTAAAGATTACATCATTGAAAATGATTCAGTACTGTCATTCCTTGAAGAATTTGAAACAGAAAAAAACAGTATTGAAAATCTTACAACTAAATCAGCATATATGTTTTATGAGGAATTCTGCGAAGACAGTGGACTAAAAGGATATTCCCAGAACAAATTTACACGAAAGCTTAAAGAACTTGGATTTGATATAGCTGTAAAATTTGTAAAAGGAAAGACACAAAGAGTAATAGTTAAAAAAGATGCAGGGGAGAGTTGATAGAGTGGGTAATGAAAATAGTAAAAATATTAAAGATAGTAATAAACCACAGTTCATAAAGATAAAATGTTATAACTGTGGGAAAAAATTACTAGAATTCAGATTAAAAGGTTCCCTGCATCTGAAATTAAAATGTAAAAAATGTAAGAAAATAAATAAGATTAATATTAAATAGTTGTTGGAGGTAAAAAATGGCTAGGAAGTTGAAAGCAAAGAAAATTAAATTGTCTGCTGAGGACAAAAGAAAAATTGAAGAAACAGTTGAAGAAAATTATAGTTATTATGTCCTCAATTATGCACTTCATACAGTTATGAAAGTATTTATGACAGAATTTAAAATAAAAAGGCAGATAGAAAAAGGGAAAGTAGACCATATTAATTATATGTTGTTAGATTATGGATTCCCAGAATGGACTGATATTATAAATAGAACAGACAGAGCATTGGGTAGATTATTTAATATCGAGGACAAAGAGCCTTTAAAAACTGAAAAAGTAGTCAAAGTATTTGAACTAACTCATGCTTTATTTTATAGGGATTTAATAAAACAGTTTGGTAAATATATCAAAAATCCTTGCAAAGAAATAACAGAAGCTTTTACTTTAGCTTTCAGAATAATTGCTTGTTATGACACAATAAGAGATTGCATCTACTCAGAAAAATTGAAACTTAATAAAAAAGACAAGATGTACATTAAAACATTAATAACAAAATTTTCTAACATAAGAAAAAGAATATTAGAAGAAGCAATTTCAGTTGCAGAAGATTCAGAACTGAAAATTGCGTAAATAAAAATTGAAGGAGGAAATAGAATAATGGAACGTTGGAATAAATTAGTTGGAATGGTAAAAGAATTTTATATAGCGTTTGGACAACAGGAATTTTTAGAAAAGGAAATGACTGCTGATAGAATGAAATTAAGGGAGAAAATGTTCAAGGAAGAACAGACAGAATATGAAGTCGCAGAAAAAAATAATGACAAAGTGGAAATGCTGGATGCTGTATGTGATATGTACTACATACACATAGGAACATTACTGGAACAGAACAGAGGAGATGTTGAAAAAGTTGCATTAAGGATATTTTTTCTGGAAGATGAAAGGACTAGAAAAATTTTTAATTGGGAAGTGGAAAATGGTTTTGACAAGATTCTAATCCAAGCCTTTGAAGAAGTTCACAGAAGCAATATGAGTAAACTGGATGAAAATGGGAAACCAATATACAGGGAAGATGGGAAAATAATAAAAGGACCGAATTTTTTTCCACCGAATTTGACACAGTTTCTTTAAAAGAAATAAAATTTAAATAGGAGGAATATTAATATGAGAAAATTTAAAGTAAAGAAACTAACTCAGGAATCAATAGAACGTATAAACCAGATATTTAAAATAATAGAAATTAACACTGGGAACAGAAGGGACATGAAAAAAGTAAATGAGAAACTGAACCAATACTTCAGGGAATATGTGAAAATTGATATATCCGCATTTGAAGAAAAATATCCACTTGTAACTGACAGGGATTATACAGAAGTTGCAATTGAAAAAGCCACATTCCTGGCATGTCTCGGAATAGGACTAAGCTACGGAAAACTTACTGACAAGATGCACTTTAAACTGATTAAAAGTATACCGTTCCTGAAATTCCTGATTGACTATAAGTTTGAGAATTTCGGAGCGGAAATATTCAGTAAACTGGGCCTCGGTATCGAAGGATTTGACAGTAACGGAAATCTCAGAGTAAGGGAAAAGGAAAACATGACTGAAGTACAGAAAAAGGAATGGAAAAATACAATGAACTATCTAGGGAATAATGTCATGAAGGTAGATCCTGAAAAAATAAATACAAATACTGATACTGATACAGAAAATAAAAAGTTAAACTAATTAAACAAAGACAATAAAAAACTTAAACTGACTTAAACTAATAAAACTAATAAAACTGATATTAATAAGAAAGAAGGAACCCGATATGGATAATGAAACAGTAAATAATATAGAAATAGGGGAAAAAATTAGAAAATGGAGAAAATTAAAAAAGATGACACAGGAGCAACTGGCTCGTAAAATTGAAATGAATGTAAAAAGTATTCAACGTTATGAAACAGACACAAATCCTATACCAATAGATGTATTAAATAATATTGCAATAGCTTTAAATATCGGTATTGATAAACTTATATGTGAAGAAAATACTCAAAATACATCAGATATAAAATTGACAGATATCGAATATATCTATTATGAAGTCAGAGAAATAAATAGTCTTATGTTAGCATTAGAAGAAGGAATATTTGGAGACAACTGGAATCCGAAAATGTACATGGACGGATATACTCATGTATTGAATATGGTAAGTAAAGTACAGGGAAATCTGGAAAAGTTAGTACATAGACTGGAAAATAAAAGTATAGATTAATATTAAAAATAAATTGCGTTGAGTAACGTTAAGTAACGTTGAGTAACATTGAATAACGTTGAGTAGAAATAAATACTACATGGAAGCTATTTTAATAATAGAGTTATAGCTGATAACAGTTAAGACTATTAATTATTAAATAGCTTCTTTTCTTTTTCCACATTTTGAGGTATAATTAAAATAATAGGAAATAAAAAGAAATAATGCAAAATAATTAAAAAGGAGTGAAGAAGAATGGAAGATGATAAAATAAAATGTAGTAAAAAATAAAAGGAGTAGAAAAATTTATGAAGACTTTGAAAAAATGTAGTAATAAAGTAAATACATTTTTAATTATTATAGGAGTCATATTTACAATTTATGGAATTGTATATCCAATTTGGCAAAATTTGATATCTTATATTTTTGGTGCAATTGGATTAATAATCTCAATATACAGTTTGATGCAAATTGAAACAGTAAAATCTGCTATTAGTAATGAAAAAAAGAAAAAATTACTACTGGATGCAATAAAAAAAATAGATGAGTTGCTAAGAGCTTTTATAACAATCGAAAATGAAAATTATAAAAATAGTGATAATGATGGTGATAAAAATATAATGTTTGATATTAAAATAAAAAAAGAAGAAATATTAAAAAATTGTTCTGAAATTGAAAATTATAATTTAATATCTGGATTATCATATGAATTAGGTAATTTTGACATAGAATATGAACCATTTAGAGAAAAAACTAGAACAAAATTAAGAAATGTAAGGAATAAAATAGATAAGTGTATCAAAGAAATGGAAGGAGAAATATAATATGGATAATATAAAATATACAATACCAGAAACTTATAGTATTACTGAAGAAGCAAGTTTAAAAATAAGAGAAGCAGTAAAATTAAAAAGAAACGGCAAATATGAAGAAGCTAAAAAAATATATCGTGATATATTCATAAAATATGGAGCAAGTGGAGAATTATATGTAGCAATGGCTAAAAATTTAGCTTGTAATATGGAATATGAATTAGCAATAGAATTATTTAAATTAGCTAACGAATCATGTATTAATGAATATCAACAATCTAATCCTAATATAGAAGATCATATTTTTGAATTAGAAAATAGAAATAATGTTCCAGAAAAAGAATTTTTAAATTATATTAAAACTATAGCTGGAAATCCTAATTATGAATTTCCAAGAGAATACATCCTAAACACTGACCAATAAACATAAAGATACCTTGATTGGTATCTTTTTTCTTTCCCAATTTCTTTTAGCTTCTGTTCAAAACTTTTAATCTTATTTTAAACCTTACACATTATACATTTGCCTTACACATTTTTTTAATTGAAAGTATTGATTTTACTGAGTTCTTATACTATTACACATTTTTTCTAAAAACTTTTATATTTTTCTATATATAATAATATATAATATATTTATATATACTTTCTTACTAAAAAAGTATAATAAGTATAAGGTATATGTACTAAAGTAGAATGTATAAGGGTTTGAACACCTTACACTTTTTTAGAAAATGTGTAAGGTTTTAATAGCAAATGTATAATATCCTTATAAATAAAGGGATTGAAAATTTAAAATGTATAAGGATTATTGATAATACTGGACTGGAGTATGTTAAAGTGTATTGAGGAGTAGACACTGGAAATAATTAAGAATAAAAATAATATGTAATTGACAATCACAAGATATTGTGTTATAAATTAATAGTAAGATGTATGAATAAAAATGTATGAATAAAATAATATAATTAATGCATACATATATATTGAAAAAGTATTTTCCATAATGTTTTTAATGTTTTAGAATATTATGTTTTGCCAAGTATGCGATGTGGCTTATGCATGATATAAGTTCACTGGCGAATGTTCAGGCAATAGCCTGTTAGAGTCTCACGAAGACCGTTAAGGTATAGCGATGTACCTCAGCGGTCTTTTTTTATTTATTTTATATTTTAATTTAAAATTAATTTTTAAAAAGGTACTTTGGGAGAATTTTTAAAGCTCGAGGGTCTGGCGAGAGTCCAGAAAATAAAAATTTTTTATAAAATTTTATAACCATGTCGTGTCGGAATAGGGGGTGTAAAGATGATTAACAAGCTGGATTTTGATGAAACTATAAAAATCAGGGAATTGGCAGAAATATTAGGAATAAGTGAAAGACAAATTCAAAGATTGACTAAAGATGGTGTAATTAAAAAAAACGACAAGGGTAAATATTTATTCTATAAATCAGTCAGAAGCTATATTGATTATCTGCGTGAACTTGAAGGCACTCCTCAGCAGCTTCAGGAAGAAAAACTGAAGAATGAAATTGATTATCTGAAGACACGAGACAGGAAAGAAAATATAAAAATAAAAATACTGGAAGGTGATCTTCATGAAGCAGATGATGTTAAAAAGGTAATGAATAATGTTATTGGCGGATTCAAAGGACAGTTGAGGTCACTACCATATAAATTAGCTCCACTTGTTATTGGAATTGATAATTTGGGAGAACTTCAAGAAATAATATCTGATAATGTTAATTTAGTTCTGACTGAACTTGCTGAATATGACAGGTCAAAATTTTTGAAGAACAAGGAATATGTGAGAAACGATGATGAAGAAGATTAGGCTTGATGTAAAACAGAAGACAGTGGACTTATTTTCTGAAATATTAAAAGAAATGGCTCCACCACCCAAACTGAGCATAGATCAGTGGGCGGATAGGTACAGAATACTGAGTTCAAAGTCAAGCAGTGAACCTGGAAAATGGAGTACTGACAGGGCTCCATATCAGCGTGGAATAATGCAGGCAATATCTGATAAAAAGACTGAAATGGTCGTATTAAAAATGGGTTCACAGGTTGGGAAAACTGAAATAGCATTAAATACTTTGGGATATTATATTGATTATGACCCTGCTCCTATAATGTATCTTATGCCTACTAAGGAACTGGCACAGGAATTTGCCAGTACAAGATTTATGGATATGGTAAGAACTGTTCCGAAACTAAAAAACAAGATACTGGATGGCGAAGAGGGTAGAGATACAAAAAAACTTAAGGAATTTACAGGAGGATATGTAGTATTTACAGGTTCTGGAAGTCCGAGTGAACTTGCCAGCAGACCAATCAGGATAATACTGGTGGATGAGATTGACAGATTTGAAAAAGGTGCAGGAACAGAAGGAGATCCATTTGAACTTGCAAAGCAGAGAACAAAAAACTTTGAAGGAAGTAAAAAAATAGTTGTAGTTTCTACCCCGACAATTAAAGGAGAAAGTAAAATTGAGGACCTTTTTAGCCAGGGAACTAAGGAAAGTTTTTATGTACCTTGTCCCTGCTGCGGATCTTATCAGAAATTTGAATGGAGAAACTTTGATTTTGAGACAAATGGAATCAAATGTACAGACTGCGGAGAAATATCTGATGAAATTTCATGGAAGAAAAACAGGATACATGGAGAATGGCTTGTTGAAAATACTGAACTGGTAGATGAAAATGGAAATGTCAATTCAAAAATAAGAAGCTTCCATTTAAATGAATTCTATAGTTCCTGGACACGATGGGAAGGAATGAAGGAAATGTTCCTAAGGTCAAAAGGTGACCTTGAATCAATGAAAGTTTTTACTAATACTGTACTTGCTGAAACATTTGAAGAAAAACAGGAAATACTGGAATGGGAAAAAATAATGAACCGAAGTGAATTCTATTACTGTGAAGTTCCTGAAAATGTCAATGTACTTACTTGTGGAGTGGATGTACAGGATAATCGTCTTGAATATGAAATTGTTGGATGGGGTCCAGATGAAGAATGTTATGGAATTAAATACGGAGTAATTTTTGGAAATCCAGCAGAAGATTTTGTTTGGAATGAACTGGATGACATACTGGATAAGGAGTATTCATATTCAAATGGTGAGAAGATAAAGATATTATGTGCATGTATTGACAGTGGGCATATGACAGATACTGTTTATGCTTTTGTCAAAACGCGGGAATTCAGAAGAATTTTTGCGATAAAAGGTGTTGCAGGTGAACGTGAGATAGTTTCAAAGCCGAGCAGGAATAATAAAGGAAGAATTGCATTATTTTCTGTCGGAGTAGACAGTGGAAAAGATACTATTTTTTCAAGGCTTCAGATAGAAAAAGTAGGAGCTAAATACTGCCATTTTCCGCTTGATGAAGGAACTGGTTATGATGAAACATATTTTAAAGGACTGACAAGTGAGAAAAGAGTAAATGTAATAAAAAAAGGTGTTAAAAAATCAGAATATAAATTGATAAGTGGTAGAAGAAATGAACCACTGGATCTGCGAAACTACAATTTGGCCGCACTGAAAATTGCTAATCCTAATCTTAATAAAAAATATACAGTGGATGCGACTAAACCGGTCAAGGTAGTTAAAAAAAGAAAAATATTATCGAAAGGAATATGATAGATGGGAAAATCAACTCATACAAGGGAACATATACTTGAAATGCTCAACGAATACATAAAAGCTGAACGTGCCGTACTGACTGGGAAAAGCTATAAGATTGGAACACGTGAGCTTACAAGAATGAGTATTGATGAAATAAGAAAAGGGAGGGCTTACTGGGAAAGCGAACTTCAAAACTTAGATAGCAGAGGAAGTAGAAGAGTTAGAAGAGGAGTACCGAGAAATTTATGATAAGGAAGGAGGATATTTATGAATTTTATTGACAAAATGATAATGGCCATAGATCCTCAAAAAGGTCTTAAGAGATATGAAGCAAGAAAAAAACTTGAAATTCTTAATACCGGATATTCCAATCACGGGGCCTCTACAACTAAAAAATCAATGGTTGGCTGGCAAAGTACAGGTGGTGGAGTAAAAAAGGACATATATAAAAACCGAAAAAAACTGGTTGAACGGTCACGGGACTTATATATGGGGGTATCCGTTGCCACAGGAGCGTTAAAGACTATTAATACTAATGTTATTGGAAGTGGATTAAAATTAAAAAGTGATATTGATTCAGAAATAATTGGAATTAGTGAAGAAGAAGCTGAAAAAATAGAAAATCTGATTGAAAAGGAATTTAGATTATGGTCAAAAGATAAAATTGACAATTTAGGAACTATGAATTTCTATCAGCTTCAGGATCTGGTGTTTTTAACTGTACTCATGAATGGAGAATGCTTTATTAAACTGAATTATTTTGAAACTCCAAAAAATCCATACAGTCTAAAGCTTGAAGTCCTGGAACCAGACAGAATCTATACTCCAAACAGCATGTTATCTGATAAAAGCGTGGTTGAAGGAGTGAAAATAGATAAGAATGGAAGAATAGAAGGATATTATATATCTTCTGAACATCCTCTGGATGCGACTGGTGGAGTGACTGAAAAATTAATAAATGTATATGGAAGTCAGAATCAGAGAAATGTAATACACTTATTGTTTACTGAAAGACCTGAGCAGGTCAGAGGTATTCCAATACTTGCTCCAGTTATTGAAGATTTAAGACAATTAGGAAACTATACTGAAGCCGAACTTATGGCTGCTGTAATAAGTGGGATGTATGCAATTTTTATTGAAAGTGATGCAGATAATTCAACTGCAGCAGATGTCGGAGAGCTTGAAGCAGTGGACAATGATTTATTGGTCGATTCAAATGATGATACAACTATTGAACTTGCTCCAGGAATGATAGCTTCACTTAATCCTGGAGAAAAAGCAAAGGAAACAAATCCGGGAAGACCAAATTCCAATTTCGACCCATTTGTGACGAGTATTTTAAGACAGGTAGGAAGTGCATTGGAAGTACCTTATGAACTTCTGATAAAACATTTTACGGCCAGTTATTCTGCCAGTCGTGCGGCACTACTTGAAGCATGGAAAATGTTTAGAAAAAGAAGGGAATGGTTTACAGAAAATTTCATTCAACCGGTATATGAAGAATGGCTCAATGAAGCTTATCTGCTCGGAAGAGTGGAATTAAAAAATTATGGTTCAGATTTTTTAATAGATAAAGCCTGGTCAGGTTCTCAATGGAACGGACCGAGTCAGGGACAGATAGATCCGCTTAAGGAAGCTAATGCAGCAGTTATAAGAATTAATAATGGATTATCTACAAGAACGAGGGAAACTGCAGAACTTAACGGAGGAGATTTTGAACAGAATGCAAGACTTCTTGCAAAAGAAAATAAATCATTAGAAGAGAAAGGAGTGGTAATAAATGTCCAAACGGCTCAAATTTTGGAACGTGATGAAGAATGAGGAAGAGAAAAGTGCAGAACTGATACTGTACGGAAGCATAGGACACGACGAAGACTGGGACGATATATCTGATAAGGCATTTAAACAGGATATAGAAAATTTGGGAGATGTGGAGAATATAACTTTGCATATAAACAGTCCAGGAGGAAGTGTATTCAGTGCTGTAGCTATAGCTAATACTCTTAAAAATCATAAGGCAAAAGTAGTAGCAAATATTGATGGATTAGCTGCAAGTGCTGCTACAATAATAACAAGTGCATGTGACATTGTAAAAATGCCAAAAAATGCATTGTTCATGGTTCATAATCCTATAACTTTTGCTTATGGAAATAATCAGGATATGGAAAAAACTTTGAATATGCTGAATAAAGTAAAGGACAGTATTATTGAAACTTATTTATATAAGGCAAATACTGATAAGGAAACATTATCTAAATTGATGAATGATGAGACTTGGATGGATGCTGAAACTGCAAAAGAATATGGCTTTATAGATGAAATATTAGATGAAGAAATAGAAAAAGAATTTGTTGAAAATAAGCTTATTATAAATAATATGGCGTTTGATATATCCAAATTTAAAATTTTCAAGGCTGAAAAAACAAATAAAAGTCAGAATATCACACCATTGAATATTACTATAAATAGCACAGGGAATGCCGAAAATATAGCTGATGAAATAAAAAATATATTGAACAGCAGAAATAATAAAAAAGAGGAGGAAAAAATGACATTAGAGGAACTGAAAAATAAGTTTCCTGAACTTTATGATCAAGTTTTTAATGAAGGAAGAGAAGTAGGAGAAAACAAGGAAAATGAAAGAATGAAAGCAATTGATGATATGAAAATATTAAATTATCCGGATTTAGTAGAAAATGCTAAATATACTGAAAAAATAGAAGCAAGTGAACTGGCCATGAAAGTACTTAAGAAACAAAATGAGGAAAAAGCAGAGAAACTAGAAGGTCTTAAGAATGAAAGCCAAAGTAATTTTATACCACCTGCAGCTAATAATGGAACTGAAGAAAAAACTGAAACAAAAAAGTTCATGGATGTAGATATTGCAAATATTTTATCAAAAATGAATAAAAAAACAGAGGAGGGAAAATAATGGATTTTGTGACAAAGGGAAATGAATACGGATATGATCAGATTTTAAGCGGTACAGGACATAGATATATGGAACTGGCAGTACCTCAGGGAAAGAAAGTTAAAAGAGGAGATGCCGTAAATGCCGAAGCAGAACTATCAGACGGAACTGACTTATTTGGAATAGTGATGGAAAATGCAGATGGAACTGTAGCTAAAACTAAAACAACAGTAGCTGTTTCAGGAGAAGTTATATATGAAGGTTTAGCAGTTAAAAGTGCAACAGTAAAGGCAGATTTTATAAAAAAAGCAAGAAATAAAGGAATAATGGTTAAAGAATTAGGAGGTAGAGAATAGTATGCCAGCAGTAATAGAGTTTATAGGATTATATGATCAGAATGTTATTAGACCAAAATCATTTATAAAAGATAGTTATTTTAAAATCAGAAAAACATCTGAAAGTCAAAAAATGGAAGTAGAATTTAGGAAAGGAAAACAGCTTGTAGCACCTTTTGTATCTGAATTTATTCCAGGAACAGAAATGATAAAAAATACTTATGAAAGTAAATATTTTCAAGCTCCAAAAGTAGCACCGAAAAGAACTTTTTCAGCTTTTGAGCTATTTTTTAACAAAACAGCTGGAGAAACTATATATGGTGGAAAAAGTCCTGAAGAAAGAAAAGCGGATTTGCTTGCTGAATCTTTTGCGGAATTTGAGGATCAGATTACAAGACGTGAGGAAATAATGTGTACTGAAGCATTATTTAACGGAAAAGTAGTTGTAAAAGGTGAAGGAATAGAAGGAGAAATTAAATTCGGAACAGTTGAAGAAATAACTCCTGCTGTTTTATGGACACAGCCAAATGCTGATATAATTGGAGATTTACAGGCTGCTATAACAAAAATTGGAAAAGTTACAGGATTAAGACCTGAAATGATATTGATGGATCCAGTTGCTGCAAAATTATTTGTAGATAACGAAAAAATTCAAAAGTTGCTGGATGTAAAAAATTATAATGTAGGAGAAGTAAATCCAAGTGAAATAGCAGCAGGAGCCATTTATATTGGAAGAATAGCACCTTTTGGGTTGCCAATTTACTCTTATCAGTCTCAATATTCTGTATTAAATGCTGATGGTAAAACTTATAGTGATAAGGATTTAATTCCTGAAGGAAAAGTCTTATTAGCACCAAGTAATAATAAAATCATGTACGGACCGGCTGCAGATGTTGAACAGGGAATAATTGTTGCAGAACGTGCTGTATTTACTGACAAGGATTCAAAATCTAATACTGTAGAAATCAGAACGGAATCAAGACCGTTGCCAGTTGTTTATGATATTGAAGCTATAAAGATACTGAAAGTGAAGTAGGTGGATAGATATGACATATAAAGTACTTAAATCATTAGTTTATGGTGGGATAGCATATGCTGAGGGACAGAAAGTAGACATTATAGAAAAATCTGTTGCTGAAAACTGTCTTGAAAGGGAGCTTATAGCTGAAATAACTGACACAGAAGTAATAGAAACAGAAGTGACAGGAGAAATAGACGGTACAGAAGAAACAGAAAATAATGAAGCTAATGAAGATGCTACTGGAGAAGTAGTGTCTTCTGAAGAAAATACAGAAACAACAGAAAATGTTGAAGAAACAACTGAAGAGCAGAAAAAAAATAATAAAAGAAATAGAAAATAGTAAATAAGAAAAAATAGTAGGTGAAGTTATGGGAGTTAAGGGATTTAAGGAAGTAGTTGATGATGATATTCAGAATATATTTCTAAATGCTTCAGAATTTGGCACAGAACACACTTTAAACGGAAGAAAGGTAATATGTGTCATTGATGAAGAAAAGTTTCAAAATAAGCAGAAAAATGGACTCATAACACAGGAAGATGGGGTATATCAGAACGGATTTACATTATTTATAGGAAATCCGTATCTGAAACTGCAACCTCATACCGGTGAAACATTAAAACTGGACGATGTCAGGTATGAAGTTGTGGCAAGTAAGCATGATATGGGAATGTATGAGATTGACTTGGTTAGAAATGAGGAAATATAGATGTTAAACATAAAACTTGACGAAAGTAATTTAAGACAGATTGAAAATGTTCTTGAATCAATGCCTAACCATTTACCTGGAGCGATAGCAAGAGCTATTAATCGGAGCTTGGCTATGACTAAGACGGAACAGTTAAGAAGGTCTACTTCCATGTATACAATAGCTAGAGGAAAATTATCTGAAAGCATTACAGAATATAAAGCAAGTTCTGGAAATTTAACTGGAAAGATATATTCAAGTGGAAAGGTAATTGGATTAGATCATTTTAAGTTAAGTCCTAAAACAAGATTAAAAAAGAAAAAAATGGTAAGTGCATCTGTTAAAAAAGGTGGAATGAAATCCTTGCCAAATGCATTTATAGCTTACAATGACGGACGATTAGGAGCATTTAAAAGAAAAACATCGAGTGCATTTCCTATCGAACGATTAATGGGACCATCAGCTCCACAGATGTTAGGAGAAATGAGCATACTGGACTACTTGCAAGGATTCGCAGAAGAGAAATTCAATATGAGATTTGAGCATGAAATGGGGCGATTGATTAAATGATACAGCATACAGAAAAACATTTATATGATTTCCTGAAAAAAATTATGGAAGAAGAAAACATGAAAGATAAAGGCTTTAAAGTTTATAGAGGTTTTCTTCCTTCCAATAATTTTGAAGACCGGGAAAACGGAAAAAAAACAAATGACTACTTTCCATTCATAATTTTAAGAGCCGTAGAGTTTTCTCAGGAAAGAGAAAATTTTAATGACTATAACAGTTTTGCAGATTTTGAAATCTGGATTGGAACTAAGGAAGAAAAGGAAGAGGATTATGTAAATAATCTAGTTGTTGGAGACTATATCAGAGAAAAAATACTTGAAGAGAGTACTAAAGACGGAAGTTTTGCTATTGATCAGACAAAAGAATTTAAAGTGACTTTTCACAGTGACACTTCAGAACCGTATTTTTATTCAAGAATTGAATTTACAGTTTATGCTGAGCCGATAACATCAAAAATAGAAATGTTTAGAAGAATAGTGAAATAAGGAGGAAGTAATGAGTGAGACAATGAACGGAGCAATAAAAGAGGAAACAAAATATATTTATCTCGGAAGAAACATAGATTTGCCTGAATTCGGATTTACTAAAGGTAATGTATATTACGGAGATAAAATAGAAGAATTAAAGAAAAAATATCCATTGCTGGATAAATTGTTGATAAATATTGAAGAATTAGCAAGATATGAAAAAAATGAATTATTCCTTGAAAAAATATCACAGGAATTAAAAGAAGAAATAGAAGAGAAAATAAAAGGAGGGAGTGAATAATGGGTTATAAACACGGAACGTATCAGTCTGAAGTTGCATCTGATATAAATTTACCTGTAATGCTTGATTATGGGCATTTTATAGTTGGAACTGCCCCTGTCCACAAAGTAAAGAAAGATAAAAGAAAAATAAATGAACTTGTGAGACTTGCTAATTATAGGGAAGCTGTGGAATATTTTGGAGATACTTATGACTTAGATTTTTCAATTTCTCAGGCGATAAAAGTATTTTTTGAGTTATATGCGGTTGCACCGCTTTATGTTGTAAACATATTTGATCCAGCAAAGCATAAAACATCTAAGAAAACTGAGCAGGGACTAGAAGTAAAAGGTGGAAAAGTATTAGTTAAAAATCACAAGATAATGACGGATACTCTTGTGGTTAAAGAAAACACTACATCACAGCCTATAGCAGATGCCTTGACTATTTGGACGGAAGAAGGACTTGAAATATATACCAAACCTTCTACTGGAACAAAAATAGATATTGAGTATGAAGAAGCAGATTTGTCAGCTGTTACTAAAACAGAGGCAATAGGTGGATATAATACTAACACTATGAAGAGAACAGGACTTGAACTGATTAATGATATATTTCTGAAATTTTCAGAACTTCCAGCGTTTATAGATGTTCCTGATTTTTCGCATGAATCAGATGTTGCAGCCGTAATGGCTACAAAAGCAACTAATATCAATGGGGGAATGTTTGAATCCATGGCACTGATAAATGCCCCTGTCGATAAAAGGTATGATGAAATTCCTGAATGGAAGGACAGTAAAAATATACTGGATAAGGATCAGTTAATTTTATACGGAATGATTGGACTTGCTGGGAAAAGATATTATCAGTCTTTACATTATTCAGCATTGTCAATGTCGGTTGATAAAGAAAATGATGGAATACCATCACAGTCGCCGTCTAATTACAAGTATAAAATGGATTCTCTTTTATATAAAAATTCTCAGGGAAATTTTGAAGAGATAATACTGGACAGGGAAACACAGGCTAATTTCTTGAATAAAAACGGAGTAATAACAGCTATTAGTTTCAAAGGTTGGAAAAACTGGGGAACGGAAACTGCAAAAAATCCGTTAGCAACGGATCCGAAGGACAAATTTTCATATTCAAGAAGAATGTTCAAATATATTGGAAATGAGCTTGTCATAAGTTATTTTGACAGGGTGGATAAGAAATTTTCTTTAAAAATGGCAGAAACTGTTACAAAAGCTATGAATATCAGACTTAATTCATTAGTGTCTACTGAAAACTTATTATCGGCAAGTGCTGAATTATCAGTTCCAGATAATGATGTCATTAATATAATAAATGGGGATATAACTTGGGTAATAAAGTTAGGAATAATCCCAGGATTAAAATCAATGACATTTAAGAAAAAATATGATGTGGATGCATTAACAGAATTTGCTGAAAAATTAAAAGGAATAGGAGGATAGGAGTATGAGTCAGACAAAAATACCAAATGGGCTTATAAATGCTTTGTTATATATAAATGGAACTAATGGTTTAGCTGGTATTTCAGAAGTGGAACTTCCGAAAATAGATTATGCAACAGTGACAACAGAACAACTGGGATTAAGTGCTGAATTGGAAGTTCCGTTAATGGGGCATTATAAAAAACTGGAAGCAAAAATAAAAATGGATTCAGTTGATGACACAATGATAGGACTTAATAATATGCAACCTATGATGTTCGAGTTAAAAGGAGCTTATCAATACATGGATAAAATTACTCATGGAGCAGGACTTGGAGATTTTGACGCAACCTTTAAGGGAATGGTTAAAACTATAGATGGTTTAAAAGCCAAACCTGGGGCAAAAATTGAAACAAGTATTGACATAGCTTGTACATATTATAAATTAACATTTAAAGGTAAAAAAATAGTATATATAGATGTATTAAATAATATTGCAGAAATAAACGGCGAAGACAATAATCAATTAAGAAGACATCTAGGACTAATATAATAAACAGGAGGATAAAGATATGGCAGAAATAATTAAATTAAATCAGGAGTATACTCTTGACGGGAAAAAATATACAGAAATTGAATTGGATTTTGAAAGCTTGACAGGAAAAAAATTGCTAATAGCTGAAAGTGAATTTAAAAAGAGGAATAAAGGAGCAGCTGTAAAAGAACTTGAAGATGGCTGGCTACTTACTGTAGCTGAAAAAGCCAGTGGAATAAAATACGGAAGTTTGATGGAGTTAAAAGGTAAGGACTATATAAAAGTAATAAATGCTGCAAGAAATTTTATAGTAGTCTCGGATTCAGAAGAGACTACTGTAGATACAGGGAACGAGGGAGAAATGAATCAGGAAGAGATTTTGGGAACAGAGTAATTGAAAATATCCAGTTGATGGATATAGTAACTGATCTTTTAGAAGTCTTGAATATGAAAAATGATTTTAAAAGCAGTCTGAATATAAGCTATGAAACATTAATGTCTTGTAGCTTATACGAACTGACTGGCTACTGGAGTATAAGAGCAGAGGAATTAGTTCAGGAAGCAGAAATACGGTATGAAAATAGTAGGGAATAAAAAAGGATGACATCTAGTCATCCATTAAAGATTTTATAAATATATAAATTGTAATAGATAATAACACTAATAAAAAGAAACCAAATGCCCCTAATGCACTAACCATTATAACTGCTGAAATAATAAAGAAGAGCATGCTAAATGGAGCTCCCAGAAAAAGGACTATAGGAGTAATAATAGCAATAAGTATTTTTTCCCAAAGTTTAAATTTATATTCTTCGTTTCCTCTATATATTCTGTTTTTAATTTTTTTCATATTAATCACCTTTTTTAGTTTTATATAAATATTATACAACTTAAATATAAAAAAGACAATAGAGAGGAGGTAAAAATGTCAAAAATGATGGAACTAGGTTTTGTTATTACAGCAAGTACATTGGGTGCAATGGCTGGATTTACAAAATTGAGTAGTGGATTACGGAAAGTTAAAGATGATACGGATAATCTTGCTAAAACTGCTAAAAAACTAGATACTTTTGACAAAGCAAGGGAAAGATTAAATCATTTAAACAGTGAATATATGAAATCTGCAGAAATGTTAAAAAAATTAAAAGAAGAATATGCCCGTGCTGGAAAAGGAAATGCTGAATTTGCAAAAAGAGTAAAAGAAGCTGAAACTCACGTTGCAAGTCTGAACAGACAAAAACAGGCACAAGAACGTACTTTCCAAAGAGCCCGTAGTGCAATTGAAGAAGAAGGTCATAGCCTTAAAACTTATAGAGACACACTTGCTAAAGTAAATAAAGAACTAAAAATAAATGAAAACTTAAAAAAAATACAGGCTAGTCATGATAAAAAAATGGCTTTTCTTGATAAAGCGCAGCAATATGGCGATAAATTATTAAGAAGAGGAGTTATAGCTGGAGCGTTAACCTTGGCACCATTAAAAATATATATGGATGTTGAGGAATCACAGGCAGATTTGAGGAAAATGCTTGGAGATGAAGCACAGAAGTATTATGGAGCATTGAGAGAAATTTCAGATAATTCACCTTTAAGCCAGCCGGAAGTTTTTGAAATAGCTGGATCTTTGGCACAATCCGGAGTAGCAAGTGAAAATCTTGTTGAATTTACTAAAAAAGCTAATCAGCTCAAAGTTGCTTTTGACATTACTACGCAGGAAGCTGGACAGTTTCTTGCTAAGACAAAAGAACAGCTTGGATTAACTAAAGAGGAAATGTTTTCATTTGCTGATACTATCAATTATATGTCTGATAATACTGCCTCTACTGCGTCACAATTAGTGGATTTCTCTCAGAGAGTAGGTTCTGTAGCAAGAACAGCTAATGTATCGAAAGAAGCAAATATTGCATTAGGAGCAACGTTAATTGCAACAGGAACAGAAGCAAATGTTGCTGCTACAGGAATAAAACAGTTATATTTGGAACTTGGGAAAGGAGCTGACACTAAGAAAAAAGCCAGTGCATTATCTTTTTTAGGAATAAATGGAGAAACTTTAGCACATGATATGGCAAGAGATGCAGAGGGAACTATTTTAAGTGTACTTGAAAAGATAAAGAATTCCCATGCTGGAGATAAAATAGGATTACTGACAAATATATTCGGTGAACAGGCAGCAAACAGTATAGCAACATTGGCAAATGATACTGATAAATTAAGAGAAAATCTGTCAAAAGCTAAATCTGAAATGGCTAATGGAGCGGTTGAAAGAGAATATGCTGAAAGAATGAAAACGTTAGGAACACAGTTAAAGGTAGCAAAAAATCAGATAATGAATTCTTTGGCTGATGTAGGTTTAGCATTAGCTCCTTCTATAAAAAATTTTTTGACAGCAACTAAACCGATACTTCAGAATATAGCTACTTGGATAAAACAAAATCCAAAGTTGACTAGTGGATTAATGAAAGCGATAGGAGCATTTGCTTTGTTTAATTTAGGAATGGGAACTGTTTTAAAAATTGGAGCCCCAATAGGAAAATTTATACTTACGATTATTACCACATTTAGTAAATTGAAAGCTGCAGGAGGAATTATAAAAGGATTTTCTAAAGTATTTCCAACATTATCTAAAATGGGAGGATTTTTAACAAATCCATGGATTTTAGCAGGAGTTGTAATAATAGGAATATTTGTACTCTTATATAATAAATCCAAATGGTTTAGAGATGGAGTAAAAAATGCTGTAAAGCAAATAATGCCACATGTGAAAGAATTAGGGCGATTACTTAAAGAATATTTAGGTGTTGCTATGACATGGATATCAAATAAAAGTAAATCTGCTGGTGAAACTATGAAAAAAGTTTGGAATGCATTGAAACCAATACTTTCTGTAGTAGGAAAAATAATTAAAATTGTGATAATAACTGCAATTCAACTTGTAATTTTTAGAATAAGAAGCATGATGGCAGATTTTAAATTAATTGTTGCCGTAGTTAAAGGCGTATTTAATATGGTCAAAGGGATTATAAAAGCAGCTATTGGAGTAATAAAAGGAATTTTTGGAATCTATGTAGCATTTGTAACTGGAAAATGGAATGAAATTCCTAAAATAGCACAAAGTGCATGGAATATGGTTAAAAGTGGAATAAGTAATTTTGTGGAAGGTGCTAAAGGAATTCTAAATGGTTTATTTAACTGGTTTGGTGACAAATGGAATGCTTTAAAAAATTTAGTAACAAATAATCCTATTACTGTGAAAGTGAAAGAAACTTGGGATAAAGTAACTGGTGGTGGGCAAGGAACCCCACAAAAATGGACAGGAACAAATTATTTTGAAGGTGGACTTACTACTGTTGCTGAACGTGGAGCTGAAATGATTAAAATTCCAGGACAGTCTCCATTTATTGCACAAAGTGAAATGTTGATGAACTTACCGAAGGGTACTGAAATACTCAATACTTCTAGGACGAAAAATACACTAAGGGAAAGAGTAAACAGAATAAAAGAAAGAGCTTCTAATTTGGGAAGTGGTGGCTCAACTGTTGTAGGGGGAGACACTATAAATATCACAATTAATGCTGGAAATAATTCTAATGCAAATGATATAGCAAGAGAAGTTAAAAGAATTCTAGCTGAAATGAAAAATAAAAAAGAAAGGGTGGCGTTTGGATAATGAAGACAAAAGTATACAGAACAGTCAGTGGAGATACTTGGGATCTGATAGCTTATAAAGTCTATGGAAATGAAAAATACTTTCATAGACTGATAAGAAACAATCTAAATTTAATAGATGTATCAATATTCCCTGCGGATATTCCTATTATGATTCCAAATATTGAAGAAAGTTTTGAAACAGAGATTCCAGAAAAAAAATTGCCACCTTGGAAAAGAGGTAAATAATGCCATTAGCAAGAGGAATAAAAGTAATAGTGATATTTAACGGAGTGGATATATCTGAAGATATAGCTCATTCCATTTCTTCTCTTAATTACACTGATAACAGTAAGAATGCTATAGATGACCTTGAGTTAGAACTAGAGAACATGGATTATCGTTGGCTGAAAGAATGGTATCCTGATGAAAATGCTCAGTTAATAGTCGGAATATATGAGGATAATGGAAAAGACGGAAGTTTTTTGGACATTGGAACATTCTATATTGATGAGCCAACATTTGATAATGATAGACTTAATCTTAAGTGTATAGCTATTCCTTTAGACGGAAATATAAGGGATCAAAAAAATACTAAAGCGTGGGAAAAGATAACTTTAAAAGAGCTTGTTAATCAGATAGCAGTAATACATCAAATGAATGTAGAAATCCATGCTGATAACGAACACTATGAAAGACTAGATCAGGAGAATGAAACTGATTTAGCTTTTATAGACAGAGTTATCAAAGAAACTGGACTTAGTATGAAAATATCTGATGACACTATTATTATTTTTGATGATGAAAATATAAAAGATAATGAACCAATTGAAAAATTTAATATCCGTGATAGCAGAATCCGTAGTTTTAGTTTAAAAAAGAAAAATAAAGGAATATACGACAAAGTCGAAGTAAGTTATTATGATCCTGATAAGAAAAAATTAATCAGAGAAACAATGACTAAAGAGGAGCTTGAAAAACGGAATGAGGTGAAAACTGATGCCTGATATTTCTTATGCAGAATTTAAAAAACAGAACAGCAAAAAATCGGGATATAAGGGAGCAAAGAAAAAGCTAAAGGATAAGGCTGATAAAAAGAAGAAAAGAAGTAAAAAAGAAAAGGTACAAAAAATAAAAACTAAAGGTAAGTCGGATCCGAAGAAAGTGGCCAAAAAAACTTTAAAAGAAAATATGAAGCAGGAATATCAGGTTACTTTGACCGTTGATGGAAGCACTAAATATATGGCTGGAATGACCATTGATTTAGATGAAAGCTGGGGAAGATTTGAGGGGAAATATGTAATTGATAAAGTAAAGCATAACATCACAGGAGATTATTCCTGCGAGCTTGAGTGCATGAAAGTTGGAGCAAGGGAGCATGCAGAACAGAATGCAAAAGCCCAGACTAAGGAAGAACAGAAGAAAAAAGCTGCTAAAAAGTCTAGTAAAAAGAATAATAAAAGTAAATCAAATAAAAAAAGTAAAAGTAATAACAACAGGAACACTAAAAATAATCCAACTAATAGAAAAAAGAGCGTGTAGGAGGAAATGATGAAAGATATAAATAACAAAAAATATGAAGCTGCGGAGGAAATAAAATTAATACTGACTGAAAATGAGATAACACTAAATTGTTTTGAAGAAATAGTAGATTTTATAATCAAAGATTATAAAAAAGAAGCATTGTTTAGAAAAGAAAATGAGAAATTAAATTCTAAGGACATTGCTATAGCCGTTAAAGAAGTACTTGAAAAAAGAAAAACTGCACAGAATACATATTTTTAAATTATTTTTTTGTAAAATGGTTTAATATTGATTTGATTATATCTGGATCAATATTATCCGAAAACAAATTGGAAATTTCTTCCTTCAAAAATTTTTCGTCAGACATTATTTTATTGATATTTCTATTTGTTTCATCTTTTGAAATAACATTATTATCAAATAGAGTTTTTGAAAGAGCTTCTAATTTAATTTTTTCTGAAATAAGCTCAACGATTAATTTAACAACTGATTCATTCATTATTTACCTCATTTCTATTCTGTGCAGTTGAAGGTAATTATATCATAATTTTATAAGAAAGGAGCTGGGCAATGTTAGAAATACTAAAAGCAGGAGAAGTAAGTGCTATAGATTACAAGACAGGAAAAGTAAGAGTTTTATTTTCTGCAGGAGATGATAAGACTAGCGACTGGCTTAATATCCTTGTCCCTTTTTCAGAGAGTCATTCTGACAACTATATGCTTAGCATTGGTCAAACTGTGTATTGTTTATTTTTTCCTGAGATGATGGAGCAGGGAGTAGTGCTAGGCTGTCCAATGCGAGGAGCTTCTAATAGTGAAAATGAGGTAAAAAGGACTTTCAGTGATGGTGGATTTTACAGTTATGACAATGGAGTATTGACATTAAATCCTGTTTCAAAAGTTGTTATTAATGCAGATGCTGAAATTAATGGAAATCTGACTGTGTCCGGGACAACTGTAACAGGAGGAAATATCAATCTTAATACTCATAAACATGATGGAGTTACTGCAGGTGGAGATAAGACAGGAGGTCCGCAATGATAGGAAGTCTTGGAGATGTAATATTTGAAGTATCTGATAAAAAAGTATCTTCAATTAATAATGAACTGTCAAGGACATATAAATCTAAAATATCAGAACATACAGCAATATATGGTCCTGGGATGGTAAGACACCAGGGAAGGGAGCTGACAGAAATAAGTTTTGGAATTTCTTTAGTTGCATCATTATTGCCTGATTCTTCCCCAGTAGAAGAGTTGGATAAAATAAAGACCATGTGGGAATTTGGAGAATATGGTTATTTAACATTCGGAGGGCAGACCTTCGGAGCTTTCCCTTTTTTGATAATAGATATGAATGAAAAAAATTCATATTTTAATAAAAAAACTTCCAGCTTTGATGTCATAAATTTGGAATTGACATTAAAAGAATATATAGATAATCCTAAGTTATATAATCAGATAATAGAGCAGTTAAAAGCTCAGAAAAAGGAACAGGAAAAACTGGCAGAAGCTGAAGTTGAAAACGTTGAAGTTGAGCAAAAAACTAAACTGAATCAATTTATGGATAAAATTGATAAAGCTACAGAAAAAATAGATAAAGCGTTAGAAAAAATAGAAAATAAAAAGAATGAAATATTAGATAAGCTAGAACAGATTAAAAAAGATTATAAAGTACATGAGTTCATGAATTTATTAAGAGCTGGATTGATTACTGCAGATAAAGTAAAAGAAATGACAGAGTACAGTAAGACTATGAAATCTGAAACTGACAGGCAGATACTCATGAATGTAATCAGAAACTATTTAGGAGGTATTTAGAATGATATATGTGACATCAGATCAGGAAATTAATTATGCCCCTAAAAATACTGTAGAGGAAGTAGTCACAAATGTTGGAATGCTATTACGGGTATACAAGGAAGAACAGCCACTCAACCGTGATTTTAGTTTTGATAGTGATTTAATAGATAAAAATATAACAGTTGTAGAAAATAAAATAATGGCTCAACTGCTTGAAACATTTAGAAAATATGAGCCACGAGCAATACTTAAAACTACACAGATAGTAATGACTGACAGATTTAAAAACGAGTTTGAAATAACATTGGGAATTGAGGTGATAGAGATTGAGTGATTTTGAAGATTATGAAGTAATAGATTCAGATGCTTGGGAAATTAAAAGGGATATGATTGACAAGTTTCAGGAACTCAGTGGAAGAACATTGACTGAAGCAAGTCCAGAAACATTGATTTTCAGTACAGTGGCATATCAGTTAGCTTTACTGGAAGAGAAATATAACGACGACATTAAGCAGAATTATTTAAGATATGCTAGAAATGAAAGGCTTGACCTTAAAGGAGAAATCTATGGGAACAGAGGTAAAAGGCTGGTAGAACAACCTGCAATAGCAACATTTAGATTTTATATATCTAGTATTCAAGCAACTGATATAGTTATTCCAAAGGGCTCAAGAATACGTTACAATGAACTTTATTTTGAAACAAATGAGGAATACAAGATATTAAAAGGAAATCTGTCAGTAGATGGGAAAGCTACTTGTAATAAAGTAGGAACAATTGGAAATGGAATACCAGTCGGGCAAATTAAAGATATGGTGGATATATTCCCAAATTATCAGAAGGTTGAAAATATTACAGAAAGCAATTTGGGAACAAATGAAGAAACAGACGAAAGCTACAGGGAAAGAATAAGAGAGATTCCTGAGTCTTTCACAACGGCTGGAAGTTCTGGAGCCTATACCTTTTGGACTAAAACAGCAAGTACAAATATTATTGATGTCAAAGTTCATTCTCCTAGTGCTACTAATATAGATGTCTATATTTGGACAGATACCGGCACAGTGAGTCAGGAATTAAAAGAAAAAGTAAAAGCTGTACTTAATGATGAAAATGTAAGACCGTTAACTGATAATGTTAATATCAAGGAGCCAAATAAAATTAATTATTCAATAGATTTTGACTACTATATTGATAAGGATAATGAAACACTTGTAAATATTATAAAATCTAATGTTGATAAGACTATTCAGGAATTTATCAGCTGGCAGAAAGAAAAAATAGGTAAGGATATTAATCCAGATGAGCTAATCAAGAGACTTAAAATTGCAGGAGTTAAAAGAGTAGTACTAAGAAGCCCTGCATTTCAAAAATTAGATTTTAATCAGATTGGAATAAACAACGGTATAACAAGTAACTATCAGGGAGTTGAGGAGCTATGATAACAGTACAGGATTTAAAATTGACTTATATAGCTGCAAGCTCAACTCTGACTGATGAACGGACAAGATGGATTTACGAATCTATAGATTATGCAATATCGAATCAGAAGAAAAGGATTATGGATAAGTTTTTTCTGAATATTAACAAACTTACAGAAACTGAGATTGATTATCTTTTATGGGAATATCATGTTGACTATGTAGGGGAAAACGCCAGTCTTGAAAGCAAGAAGGAACTTGTAAAAATAGCTGTAATTGCACATTTTAACAAAGGCACACTTGGAAGTGTTAAGGCTATCTGTAAAATACTCTTTGGAAATGCAG